CATTATGATCAACCTGATATTGCTATATTACCTAATACATAAGTTTAAACTAAATTTCCATAATAATTATAAATAAATTGCAAGTCAGTTACTTGACTTGTATAACTATTTCTTTTTTGAATAGACTGAAAGCCCCTAGTTTCTGTGATTCTAGGGGCCTTTCTTTTGACTAAGTAATAGTATAAGATTTGGAGATATGCAGTTATGAAAATGTTGATTGGTCCACCTGATCCTACGAGTTATAAACAAATAGAAGTATTGAGTGAAGTAGTAAATATTCAATGGTATCCGGAAGCGTTGATGAATGGGAACTACGGTAGTTGTCATACCGAAGATCGTGAAATACGAGTCCGCAACAATCTGACTGGGCAGCAATGCTTAGATACATTTATACACGAAGTTAATCATTATATTAGCGAAAAGTGTAACATTGATCTGACAGAACATCAAGTGCATCAACTTGGCATGGCCTGGGCCAATATATTCCAAGCAAACCCAGAACTACTGGGATTTATTGCCGAAAGGACAACTGAAGAAGATGAACGAAGAACAAAATAATAACGATAATGATCGAGCTAAACCTGGACCAAAAGGTGTGCATAAGTGGGGCACTATTACCAAAGAGGGAATTAAAGTAGGTCGTGAAGGCGTTGTAGTGCCACCTGATGAGATTGAACATTTGGCCAGTTTAGGTGTGAGTGATCGTGAGATTGCTGCATATTTTAATGTGCATGAAAACACACTCAGATATAATTTTAAGGAATTTCTGGTAAAAGGAAGACATAGACTTAAAGTAACATTACGTCAAGCACAACTGCGTGTGGCATTAGATGGTAATCCCACAATGCTTATCTGGTTAGGTAAGAATATACTCAGTCAAAATGATGCAGGCACTACCAATGATGAGAATCGTGCGCTACCCTGGACAGATGAGATGGATGATGAAGTAGTTGAAACTGATGAAGATAGTATAGAAGTCGAAGAGGATACAGATGCGTCCAATTAGAATGAGTCACAATATGTTAATACAATCCAGTGAAGGTTATGAAGTCACAGCCAGTTTGCAATGGCTAAGTCCTGAGCAGATACAATTTAAGATTATTAAGAGCGATTACAGTTTAGGCATTGCCACAGCAGAATATTACATGCGACCAGAAGATTTAATGAAGTTGGCAGATCTGATCAACGATGTGCTGTGTAGATAAATGGCTTTAAGTGCAAAGCAACAACTGATCGCTGACAGCAAGACACGCTTTAGAGTAGTGCTGGCTGGTCGACGCGGCGGAAAAACATTCCTGGCCATGCGCGAACTATGTAGATTTGCAGCAGTGCCTAACAGCGAAGTATGGATGCTGGCCAACTCAAGACAACAAGTTAAGAGTTTAGTCTGGGGCAAGTTAAAGAAGAAGTTAAGTAAACTTAATTGGATTCAGACTACTAATGAAAGTGAACTCACTATTCTGTTGAAAAATAATAGTCTGATATGCTTAAAGTCAGCAGAGCAAGGTGATAACTTACGTGGTAGCAGTCTTAACTTTGTTTGTATAGATGAGTTCTGTGACATTGACTTAGAAGAAATCTTTTATCAGATTATTCGTCCAGCCTTGAGTGATAAAAAAGGACACGCATTATTCACTGGCACACCTAAAGCAGGTAATCAAGCTGCAAGAGACTTATACGACAATCATCTAACAAAGAAGAACTGGGCATCATTCAGTTATACCACAGCAGATGGCGGATTCGTCGATGCTGAAGAAATTGAACAAGCCAGTCAGGATTTAAGTCCAAAAGTATTCAGTCAAGAATATATGGCCAATTGGGAAAACTTTGCTGGTGTTATCTTCAGTGAATTCGGCGAGCATAACATTAGAGAAGTTAGATCAGCAGCGGAACGTGAACCAATTTATGTTGGCATGGACTTTAACGTTACACCTATGAGTGTAGTAATCGGCAGAGCTATAAATAATGGCATTGAGATCTATGATGAAATCTACTTAGAGAACAGTAATACAAGTGAAATCATAACGGAACTACGTAATCGTTACCCACTTAATCCTATTGTGGTATTTCCTGATCCTGCTGGAGTGCAACGTAAATCAAGTGCTGGCGGCAACACTGATATTAAGCTATTAGAGTTAGCTGGATTTCAGACACGCTATCACAGACAACATCCATTGGTGCGAGATCGTATCAATTGTGGTAATAGTTTATTCTTTAAACGTAACGATCTCAGCACACGTTTCTACATTGATCCCAGATGTAAGAAGACAATTGCTTGCTTAAAGAACTGGGCTTATAAAACGGATAGTCAGACTCCAGATAAGAACTCTGGATTTGATCATGGATGTGATGCACTAACTTATATGGTGCAGTTTCTATTCCCTATCAATAAAACAACTGAAGCAAGTGCTCCTCAACGATTTGGACATGCTCTTGCTAAATAAATCAATTAAGGATCTATAACTATGGATATCGTCATTTCACAGGACTATGCAGAAGCTTCAAGTTCAAACGCATTACACAATCGTTCACGAGATCGTTGGATGTTTCTATATGATAGTTACGTTGGCGGTGATGAATACAAGCGTGGTGGTTATCTAACACGCTATCAACTTGAAAGTGAAGGGGAATATGCACAACGCACTGCTGTGACTCCTCTTGACAATCAATGCCGCAGCATCATTGCAACATATATCAGCTTTATGTTTAGGCAATGTCCTGAACGTGAGTTTGGCACATTAGCAGCTGAACCCACACTAGAAGACTTTCTGAAAGATTGTGATTGGGAAGGTCGCGACTTAGATAGCTTTATGAAACAAGCAGCCATCTATGCCAATATCTTTGGACACACATGGATTGTTATGAGTAAGCCAGACGTTGGCGCAATTACTCGTGCTGATGAAATTGCTGCTGGCGTGCGCCCATATCTTAATTTGCTTACTCCACTTGCAGTTACTGATTGGAAGTGGGCTCGACGTCTTAATGGCAGTTATGAACTTGTTTACTTAAAGTATGTTGAAGATACAAATGATTCAGTCACGGTGATCAAAGAATGGACAAAGACAGAAGTAACAACAAGTCACTTAAATCATGACAAGGAAGTTATAGCTGATAGACTCATTGAACTTAATGGATTAGGGCAGATTCCTGCTGTTATCATGTATGCACATACAAGTGCAGTGCGTGGCATTGGTTTGTCAACTATTACTGATATTGCAGATGCTCAGAAGTTTATCTTCAACATGACCAGTGAAGCTGAACAAGCAGTGCGATTAGGTAGTCATCCATCACTTGTTAAGACAAAAGAAACTAATGCAGGCTCAGGAGCTGGCAGCATCATTGAAATGCCAGAACATATGGATCCAGCTTTAAAGCCTTATGTGCTAGAGTTTAATGGACAAGAGATCGGAAGCATTTATACTGCAATTAATAACACTGTTAGCAGCATTGATAAGATGGCCAACACTGGCAGCATTCGTGCCACAGAAGCTAAAATGATGAGCGGTGTGTCAAGAGAAGTTGAATTTCAATTGCTTAATGCACGTCTTGCTGAACAAGCTGACAACATTGAACTTGCTGAAGAACAATTATGGCAAATCTTCTGTGCGTATCAAGGACAAGTTTGGGCAGGTGAAATTACATATCCAAGTAGCTTTGCAGTGCGTGACACACAGAATGAACTTGATCAGTTGATCAAAGTATATGACAAAGTTCAGAATCCCTTGGCCAAAACAGCTATTGAACATGAGTTACTTGAACTTGTTGATATTGAATTTGATGATATAATCAACCCTGAATCCACAGAGGACTTAATAGAACAGGGACTATCTGACTATGTTGTGCATATCATGCGTAATCCAGTTACTGGGGATGAAGTTGAAGTTGATTCAGATGATGGCCATGCTCGTGCAATAGCAAATGGATTCACTATTGAAGTGCCACCAACAGTTGGCGAATAAACATAGTAGATTTAATTCGGCTAAATAGAATACAGGCAAGCGATTGCCTACATAAACATACGGCTAAGACCCGGCTAAGGATACAATGACCGATACAAACATTGGCAATGTAGCAGATACTGAAACTGCTACTCAAACAAACAATCAGGTAGAAAAGACTTACTCTCAACGTGAAGTAGATGACTTAATGGCACGCACCAAAGGCGCTGTGTTAAAGAAAGCATTGAAACCATATGAGGACTTAGGTGATCCAGAAGCTATTCGTAACGTTATGTCACAACATCAACAACGCGAACAAGATACTGCACTTAAACGTGGTGAGTTTGACAAAGTTATGAGTGACTTGGCTTCCAAGAAGGATGCTGAAATCTCAAAACGAGACGTGATTATTCGTGAGTTTAAAGTTGAACAGCCATTGCTTACATTGGCTGCTCAATATCGTAGTGTTAATCCAGAGCAGGTCAAGCAATTGCTTAAACCAGCTATGCGTTTAAACAGCGAAGGTGAAGTAGAAGTGATTGATGTCAAGACTGGCGCTGTGCGTTATGATGATAGTGGTGCTCCATTATCAGTTGACAAATATGTAAAAGAGTTCCTGGATGCAAATCCACACTTTACTAGTGCTACACCTGCTACGACCAATACTCAAGGTAATGTAAATAAGACTGGTGGTGCGCCAATTGATTTAAAATCTCTTGATTTAACTCGACCAGATCATCGCAAGATATATGCCGAAGCAAGACGCAACGGTAAAATTTAATTTAAAGGTAAAATAAAATGGCTTACAATACAGCTTATGACTTAGCCGGCTTCATGGTTAACACCAAAGCCGCTGCTGTTTACGCAGCACAAGAATCTTCATTGTTCTTGGGTGGATTAACAATTCCACAAATCCAGGTTCCAGCAGGTTCCATCACAGCTCAACTACCATTGCTTGGCGCTGTTACAGCACAAAAGTTGACTAGTGCTTCGCACGATGCAACTGATTTTGATGCACTAGGTATCACTTCTGTATCTAAGACAATCACTGCAAACATCTATGCTGCACGTGACGTTGTTCGTGATCTAGGCGGTATTGACCCTAATGAACTAGGCCGTGTGCTTGGTAATAGCGTTTCAGCTGCTTTCGACAAAGACGTTGTTGCTGCTATGAGTGGTCTTACAGCTAGTGCTGATACTGGCACATTGACATTGAATGCAATCTTTGATGCAGTTGCACAAATCCGTGGCGCTGGTGAAACAGGACAGTTGTATGGCGTTCTTGGAACTGCTGCTGCTGCTGAGTTGATGAAAGTTATCGGTTCCACAGCCTATGCTGGTGGTGCAATGCAAAATGAAGCAATGGCTAACGGTTTCGTTGGTCAAGTTGCTGGTGTTCGTTTCTACCAATCAGCTTTTGCT